TATCACAACCACCAAGAATAGAAGTATCAACTATTCATGCAGCAAAAGGTGGTGAATGTGAAAACGTTATTTTAGTTTTAGATAACGCTAGAAAAATTAGACAGTCTGTAGAAAATAATATTGATAAGGCAGATGAAGAACATAGAGTTTGGTACGTTGGCTCTACTAGAGCTAAAGAAAACCTATACTTATTAAAACCAAAGAAGGAACGTTATGGTTACTCTTTGTAGTTTTAAACAGAACGGGATAGAAGGATATGTTGTCTCCTGGAGAGTGGCAGCTTCGGGCCCTAACGGGCACAGTTGGTTCGGGGCCTTCAACTCCCAGATATTTTTTAGACCCGTTAAATCAACAACTGCCACAAAATAAAGGAGAAAAATATGACAGATAAAAAAATGTTTGAGGAATTGTTTCCTCAAGATAAGCAGATAGGCGGGAGTCACTATAAAGACTTTCACATTCAACCGTATGAGTTTATTTCAAAAAATAATCTCTCGTTTTTTCAAGGTAACGTTATAAAATATGTATGTAGGTACTTGAATAAAAATGGAATTGAAGATATAGAGAAGATAATTCATTATTGTGAATTAGAAAAAAAGAAATTGAAAGATATGGATCATGGCAAAAGAAAAAGGTAGAAAATACGACGGTGTATCAAGACCGACTAACGATGTTTATAAAAAACGTTGGGAAGAAATATTTGGTAAAAAGAAACAAGAAGAATTAGATAAAGAGGATCAAGAATATTTAGATTCATTGAAGGAGAAAATATGAAAGTACCGATGTTTACAGCACAAACAGAATGGATAGAACCAGAAGAATTTCCTGACTTAAGATCTTATGATGAGATTGCAGTTGACTTAGAAACAAGAGATCCAGATCTTTTAACAAAAGGTTCCGGTTCAGTAATAGGTAATGGAGAAGTAATAGGTATTGCTGTCGCTGTTTCAGGTAGAAAATTTTATTTTCCAATTGCTCATGGATCAGGGAGCAACATGGATAAGAAAAAAGTATTAGCATGGTTTGCAGATACTATGGCAACTCCTGCCATAAAAATATTTCATAATGCAATGTATGATGTATGTTGGATTAGAAATTTAGGTATAAAAATCAATGGTTTAATCGTAGATACCATGATTGCAGCAAGTTTAATTGATGAAAATAAATTTGCCTATTCATTAAATGCATTGTCCTGGGAATATTTAGGTCATGGTAAAAATGAATCTGCATTAACCGAAGAAGCAAAGTCTAGAGGACTAGATCCTAAAGCAGATATGTGGAAGTTACCACCAATGTATGTCGGAGCTTATGCAGAAAAAGATGCAGAACTTACTTTAGAATTATGGCAAAAATTTAAAACAGAAATAATTAGTCAAGACATAGAATCTATTTTTAATTTAGAAACAGATTTATTTCCTTGTTTAGTTGATATGAGATTTAAAGGAGTAAGAGTAGATGCAGAACGGGCTCTATCATTAAAAAAACAATTACAGCAGCAAGAAGAAAAGTTATTGCATGAAGTAAAAACTGAGACAGGAATAGATCCTCAAATCTGGGCGGCAAGAAGTATTGCAAAAGTTTTTGATAAACTCGGTTTAGAATATTCAAGAACCGAAAAATCAGACGCACCATCATTTACTAAAAATTTTCTTTCTGAACATAGTCATCCTTTGGTTCAGAAAATAGCACAAGCTAGAGAAATTAACAAGGCACATACTACATTTATTGATACAATTTTAAGATTTGAACATAAAGGTAGAATTCACGCTGATATAAATCAGATAAGATCCGATGCTGGTGGTACGGTAACTGGAAGATTCAGTTATAGTAATCCAAACTTACAGCAACTGCCGGCAAGGAACAAGGACCTTGGACCTATGATACGATCATTATTCTTACCAGAAGAAAATCATACCTGGGGTTGTTTTGACTACTCACAACAAGAGCCAAGATTAGTTGTACACTATGCAGCATTACATAAATTTCCATCAGTGTATGATGTTGTTGATGCATACAATGATAATACCAATACAGACTTCCATCAAACAGTTGCAGAAATGGCAGAGATACCAAGATCACAAGCTAAAACAATTAACCTTGGTTTGTTTTATGGTATGGGTAAAACTAAATTACAAGCAGAGCTTGGTGTAACAAAAGAAAAAGCAGATGAACTATTTAATCAGTATCATGCAAAAGTACCTTTTGTTAAACATTTAATGAACGCTGCATCTAATAGAGCTCAGGATCAAGGACAAATAAGAACTTTACTTGGTAGACTATGTAGGTTTCATTTATGGGAACCAAATATGTTTGGTATGCACAGAGCATTGCCTCAAGAAGAAGCACTAAGGGAACACGGACCAGGGATCAAGAGAGCTTATACTTACAAAGCCTTAAATAAATTGATTCAAGGTAGTGCTGCAGATATGACTAAGAAAGCTATGGTTGATTTATACAAAGAAGGAATTGTAGCTCATATACAAATTCATGATGAATTAGATTTATCAGTAGAGTCTGAAGATCATGCTAAAAAGATAATTGAAATTATGGAAAATGCTGTTAAACTAGAAGTCCCAAATAAAGTTGACTATGAGTCAGGTGAAAACTGGGGAGATATTTATGGATAACCCAAGGATTAAAGTATGGCCTACCTTAACGCGAATATACCACCTATTTATTGTAAAATTAGGACCGAGTATTTGTATGACATGGACATGGATAAAAAAGGTGAGCAAGACTGTGTTATCTTTGGTTTGGTCTCTATTTCGGGACGCGCTCTCTTATTTAATATCATGCTTCCCAACGGTGCATGCTATTGGAGATTGCCTATCTCAGCGTTTTTCCAAAAATCGTATGACAGATCCAAAGTGCCAGATATGTCAATTGACCAGTTGGAACTGTGGAATTGTTTTAGTTATTGGCCTAGTGTTCATTGCTTTGATTGGTTGGCTGGTATAGACGGCAAATACTTAGGAAAAGATAAAAAATTCTACCATGGTCAATACTTATTTACAGTTGACTGGGCCCATCCAGATACTAATATATTAAATGTTGAACATTCTGAAATTCCTCAAGAACATAAGTGTGCACACATACTGGCTCTTGATAATGGGAATTATGCAGCTCAGCCTAATAATCGTATTCTGTGGCATGTTAATTCATACACTACTGATAACAGCTGGCCTGACTATAAAGTACAAAACACGGTCTGGGATTGCGAAGGTTCGGACTGGGTTACAGAAGATACTGACAAAATGTTTTATGGAATAGAAAATAAGGAGGATAAATGAGAGATACAAAAACAATTGAATCTTTTTTAAAAAACAAAGAACAAAAAGAAAAACAAATGGAATTATTTAAAAATTTAAAAAAAGAAGTTAATGCTGGAGCAAATGGTACACAAAAATATGTGATTAAAGAGGGACCTAACAAAGGTAAAGTTGCAAGTAAATGATAGATAAATTTTTATATAAATTCTTTGAGACAATAGATATCTTTTTTGATAAAATAGATAATCTATTTAAGAAAAAGAGGAGACATAAAAATGAAAAAATGTAATCAATGTGAAAAAGAATTTAACCCTAAAGATGAACTAGATCAATTCTGTAGTCAGGATTGTAAAGAAGAGGCATTAGCTGAATTAGATTCTGGTTCAGATGAGTGTCTATCATGTCAATAAAAATCAACGAGAACACAAGTATCGGTCTTCCGTTAAGAAACTTAATAGGTTTGATCGCAGCTATAATTGTTGGTGCATGGTTTGCTTTTGGTGTGATTGAAAGACTCAATAGATTAGAAACTAAAAATCAATTGTTTGAAAAAGATTTACTTGAAGCAAGTAAACAAACCCCCATAGATCAGGAGCAGTTCATGCTTCTCGAGCATATAGCAGAAGGATTAGAAAAATTAACTGAGAGAGTTGATGGTATGATGAACAACAGAGTTAATATTGAACGACTACAAATGGATGTAGAACGATTAAGAATTGATACAGAAAAATTGAAAGATAGTGTTAGAACTAATATTGGAAAATTAAATGGGAATCACTAATGCTACAAACAGTTATTGCACTTTGTTTATTTATAGGCGGTGAATTAGTAGAGCATCGTATTCAACCCGATATCTCCACATGCTTAAAGATGAAACGTGAAGCGAATAGAAATATGGATATGAATGATAAACGTTTTATGTGCGGGGAGGTAGAGGCTATGGTTGAAAAAAATATTGATGGTAGTATAACAATAGACAAGATTATAAAACCAAAATAATGAAATTAGATCAGCTTAGTAAACTTGCTAATAGACTTCGTAATAATTTATTAAATCCTTATGCAAAAGAAGTAAGAACACCTAAATATAAAAAACGTATTGTTGAGTCAAAAAAAGTATATAATAGAAAAAAATATAACAATGATGATTGGAGTGGAATAGTATGAATTTATCACGAAACTTTACTCTTCAAGAGTTAATCAAATCAGACACTGCTGTACGATTAGGGGTGGATAACAATCCTAATGCTAATCAAATTGAAAAATTAAAGTTACTGTGTGAAAATATTTTGCAACCAGTACGTGACCATTTTGGTCCAGTAACCGTTACTTCAGGCTTCAGGAGTCCAGACTTATGTCTAAAAATAGGTAGTTCAGTTAATTCACAACACACTAAAGCAGAAGCAGTTGACTTTGAATGTATGGGCAAAGACAATGCAGAGGTTGCGGATTGGGTTTATAAAAACCTTGATTATGATCAAATGATTTTAGAATACTATGTTCCAGGTGAACCTAATAGCGGGTGGGTACATTGTAGTTATGTATCTGAAAATCCACGTAAACAATTTTTAAGAGCGTATAAAGAAGATAAAAAAACAAAATATAAACCCATAATAGGAAAGGCAGTAGATCTCGTATGACGAAATT